CAGAAGAATGTTCCTAACATGACCAGCGGGAGCTTCTCCAGCAACCCGTCCAAGGTATATTTTCCCTGTCCGCCAACGGCCAATCAGATGATTGCCGATTATGCTGGTCCGTCAAACGCCAAAGATCTGACCTCCGTAACCGACAGCAACTCGAATACATGGACGCAGAATCACGCGGACTTTTGCTATGGGGCGAACACGACATGCGTTCATACCTATTCAACACAAGTGGGCGCGACTATTTCCACAGACCAATCGGTTACCCTGAACTTCAACGCTACCGGCGATGACACTGTTCATCTTTACTGCGTACAAGACTCCGGCGGTTTGGATACGACCGCTACAAATTCGGGGAATCAAACAGTAGCCGGGAACCAGACGTTACTTACGATCAATCCAGTATCATCAAATGATCTCGTTCTTCTCACTGGAAGCCAGTTCGACAACACAACTTCGGGATTTACGGGCACGGGACAGAGCTATAACGGATGTTTTTGGTCCCCTGAAAATCTCGATCTCGACGGGTGCGCGGCCAACAACCCGTGGGGTAGTTACTATGATTCTGGAACTGGTTCTGTGACGTGGACGGCCACGTTTGTCAGCGGCACAGAGGCTATTGGTATATGGGCTGCACAGTCTGACGCTTACAAACCTTCCGGCGGTGGGGGGTCATCTGCACCACCTCCAACACAAATGAGCATGGGAGTAGGCGACTAAAATGGGCTCCTCACTCCTCTGGTCTAAATGGGCGGTGTGGCTCTGGGTCGTGATTCTCTGCTGTCTCGGTGGCTATGAGTTTTGGGACCTTTTGAGCGGCGATCTCCACACACCCCCACTCACTCGCGTAACGGTTAAATTCGTCCCGTGGTGGATCACTCTCCCTTTCATCGCGTGGTTGTTTTACCACTTCGCAGTCCGTTATTTCAGCGCAAACTACGTTTCCGGCCTCAAGTAAGACCCCTTTAAATGGCAAATACGATTACTGGCGATTCCGCAGTTATGTCTGCAACGGGTTCCAATGCCCTTGGAACTGGCTCGACAATTGATGCAATTGGGGCAGGGAAGACAGCTCAGAATCCCGACAGCGCCCTTACTGCAGATCGCAACGCCCTCTGCCAGTACACCCTCGATCAACTTCAAAGGCTACGCAATTTCCGCCGTCCATACGACCAGCGAAGGGCGTATTTCTATCGCCAATACATCGGTCAACGGGATCGCAAGATGTTCCCGGACAACATTACCCCGCGCTCGAACACGTTCGTTCCCTACGCATCCTCAAACGTCGATGCGGTTGTGAGCAGGGTTCATGATGCGTTCTTCTCTCTGGACCCGTGGATTGAATGCCGCCCCAAGGGGGGATCGCCGGACTCTGCGGAAAAGATGCAGATGGTTTTGATCGACGGTCTCAAGCGAGCCGGGATCATGAATGTTTGCGAACTCCTCGTCCGCGACGATGGAATTTACGGGCATTGCGGCGTCAAAGTCGATTGGGATTGGGACTACGACATGGTGAGCGGCCCGGAGCCGGTGTTTGCGATGGTTCCGCAGATCGACGCCAACACCCAGCAACCAATCATGGATGCCCAAGGCCAGCCGGTAATGATCCCTGTGCCTGGACCGGATGGCAACCCGGTCATCATCGGCACTAAGATGGTCACTAAGCAAGTCCCCCGGAATTGCCCGAAGCTCATCCCCATCGATATCTATGACTTGCTGATTGATCCAGATAAGAAAATTAAAGCCCACGTTTACGAAATCTCATGGGGAGAATTGCGCAGGTCCGCTGAAGCCAAACCGGATCTCTATTTCCCGGAAGCCCTCGCTCAACTCACCGCCCGCCTCGCACAGTACAAAGACCTCGACCGCGATGGGATCATCATCAGGATGGCGGAGGTTTGGGATGACACAAAGAAAAACGTCACCATCGTCACATTTGGAGAGGACGCAGATGCAATCGGATGGAAGGACCGTCGCTATCAGTATCGCAACGCCAGTTATAGTGCTTACAAACGCCGCGTATATAATGGGCCACCCACCCTCTTATACACCGGCCCCAATCCTTTCGCCCACAAAAGAATCCCGATCCTTGATCTCCCTTATATCGAAGTCAAAGGAGACGTATTCGGAATCGGCGTAATCGAGCGCATCAGTGATCTGATTGAAGGCGTGAACGTCTTCACGAACATGATTACTGACAACTGGAACATCAACATTAACCGGCGATATGCCTATGATGTGACAGTTGACATCGACACGGATCAACTCGATCAAGGCAATGTCCCTGGCGGCAAAGTCGGTGTCGTGGGCGATCCCTCGAAATCCATCTATCCCTTCCCAACCTTCACTCCCGGCCAGCAAGACTACATGATTATCGACCTTTACCGAGGCATGATCGAGATGGCCTCGGGGATCTCGGATTTCTACTCGAAGGGTGTCGGGATGAGCGGCGGGAACCGCACCGCAACCGGCATCTCCCAAGTCATCGCGGAATCGGGTTACGTCTTCAAACTCTATATAAGGAACTTTGAGGATCGCATCCTTCGCCCCATGTGCGAGATGGTTGCGAGCATGATTCAGCAGTTCGGGACCGCGGAGATGGAATATTCCATCACGAACGCGGCTCCTGAGATCCCGAAGTATGGGCGCGTGAGACTGGCGGACCTCATCGGGAATTATGAATTTGATTTTGTCGGCGCGAACTACGCAACGGGTAAGGTCGTTAAACAACGCAACCTTATGGCCTTCTATAATATCGCTCTTCAGTCTCCGTTCTTGAATCAAAGCGAAGCCTTGCGCGAGATTGCAAAAGCCCTCGAAATTCCGCAAGCCAACAAACTCTTAAAGTCAGCTCAGCAAGTCCAGCAAGAACAAGCGCAAGCTCAAGCCTCCGCTACTCAAAACCGCATCTTAGATGAGCTGCTAAAGTTCGAGCACAAAGCAATCATCACGGACTTGAATAAGAAAGCCGGTCCGAACGACGATCCCGCTCTCGCCCACGCCCAGGTCCAACATGGCATGGCCGTTCAACAAACCATCGAAGACTTCCTCGCGGAAACGGCGGGGTTGCCGGTCGAACCCCCCGCTGGTGCTGGCGACCGCCATCAAGGAAACATCTCAACTAGCGGCCAAGAAGAAATCCCCGGTGGCGATACCAATGACCAGCTTCGAGGTTTCAGTCAAGCGAATGGGGCCAACTCCCTCGGCACCGCCGGATAAGGAAACAAAATGTCAGACGCAAGCACTCCCCCTGTTGTAGATAGCTCAGATCAATCCAGCGTGGCTGAACCGGGAATCAACTGTCCCGAATACTGGGGCGAGAACATCCTCGGCTTCAATCTTTGCGGCCAACGCCAAATGAACGTCGCGGATAACCACAATCCTCAACCGGAAGTCCTCGGCCTGGACGACAAATACCATGTCTCGTAATAAAATCGCTCTCCCCACATCGCCATTCAAGGTGCCGGTCCCGAAGTCCCCGTCCGAGCACATCGCGAATCAATTCGCCACTCACGGTCATCCCTCGCAAATGGATGGCTTGCTGGACTACTACGAAGTCAGCCGTAGAACGGATTTTCTTCAGAACCAAACGAAAAAGGGCAATTAGGACCCATTTAAGGTGGAGGGAAAATTGAAGAAGCTACTCGCTCGTTTACTCGGGCTTAAACCCGAATATCGCGTGGTTGAATTGTCAACACCGCGGGCAAACGCCCCCAATCAAGCCGTTGAAGCCGATGCCATCGCCACTCTCGCCAGTCATCCTGGGTTTGTCGCGCTTCAACGTCGTCTCGGACTCTTCAACCAATCCTTGCGTACAAAGCTGATTTCCGAGCGCCACACCGATCTCGCTTCCGTGAACTTCCTCCAAGCGGGCGTCTATTGGAGCGGATGGCTTGACGAAGAACTCAAACGCGCCACCACGAAATTCACTCAGCCCCATCACAAGGTTTTCGATGAAGAACTCGAAGCCTTCAAAGCTCTTGACGCCCAACTCGAAAGAGTCGGGATGTAAGACCGCCACAAGCGGACCCTCGCAGTAACCTCACTCCCACAAGGATGATATGTCTCAACCCACGCTAGACCAAATCGCCCCCGGTGGTGTCGTTCAGTTAAATGACGCTCCCGCGGGTCTCGACGAAACGACCTTCGACGATCTCTTTCCGGCTGATCCGAAGTCGCAAGTAACGGCACCACAAGTGCCAGAAACCCCCGCACCATCCGCCGGAACACAGCCAGCTCCAGCGCCTGTAAGCACTACTCCCCCGGCGAGCACAACTCCGCCGAGCGCCCCTTTCATCAAAGGCGAAAAGAGTGTCTACAACACCCCTGAAGCTGCCGTTGCGGGCATCAACGAAAAAGATGCCATAATCGAGCAGTTGCGGCAACGATTCGCCCTCACAACCGGCATCGACCCGATCACAGGAAAACCCGTAGGTGCTCCATCCGTCGCCCCGCAGGAAGTCAACTACGCTCAAGACGCTCAACGCTACTTGAACGACCTCTACGAGGCGGCGAAGAAATCCCCCGAAGCTTATAGCGCGGTTCAGCAAAAGTTTCTGCAAGATTCTTTTGCCCCGCAGATTGCAGCGATTCAACCTCTCGTGGAACAAATTGCGAGGGATAGGGCAATCTCGGAAGTCTCGAAAGAACTTCCCGCTTTCAAGGATTTCTATGCCACTCCCACCTATCAAAGGGTCCTCGATCAGTCTCCCGATCTC